AACGCTGGCCGAGAGTGGAACCGCGAAGGGGTATTAACCGGCTTTGCTGAAAGCCTTCTTCATCATCTTGATACCCCAGAAGCCGCCAGCCACCAGCACAGCGACCGCAAACGCGGCGGTGATGTAGGTTTGCGCTTGCGTGGACAAAGCCGTGATTGCATCCACACCCGGATCGCCGGCTGCAAATGCGGTGCCGGATACGATGAGAGCAGCGGCTACAGCAACACCACGTTGAACGTTCTTTTTCATTTTCATTCCTGTAAGTTTAGTTAAGGCCATCAATGAGATTGCACAGTGGCCGACTGTGCAAAATTTTCGCGGAGGCGAAATTCGTGTTTTTTTCGCGGAGGCGAAAATGCTAGTCGAGCGATTCAACGGCTTGCCTTGCAATCCGCCGTATTGCTCCCCCGGCATACCCGAGGCCAAAGGCGGTCAGGCAATATCCAACAATTTCATATACCGTCATTTGTGATCCACTAAGCGGTGGATGATGTACTTCACCAAGTACACTCCACCGATAAACAGTCCTGTCAAAAACAGAATCGGAAGAATGGATTTAAGAAGACCTGTCATCGTTGGCCTCCAGCTATCCAGCCAAGTGCAAAGAGGATCACGACCGCAATGCAAATAATCAGTTCTGGCGTTACTGCATCCATTCAATCGACTCCTGTTGAAGCACTTCTGTCACAAAGTAGCCCTCATGGCAGTTGAGTGCTGCTGTATCGATCGCATCGGCAATCGCGTCAAAACGGCCTGCTTCGTGCGCCCATGGCGTATAGCCCACATCACCCTCCACAGGTATCAAGAACAAGGCAGACTCCTTGTCCTGCACGATAAATTTGACTTCGACTTTAAGCGCCGACATTCTTGCCACCTGGGGCACCAGCCTTGACACCTTCAACTGGCTTCAACGAGTGAATAACGGTTTTTTGCGTTTTGCCATTCGTAACGATTTCCATTTCAGCCACTGCCATAAACGGGAAAGAGTTCGCAAGATGTTTGTATTTTTGGTACTCCTCCGCTTTTCCTAAGCCATACTCAGCACAGGCAGCACCCATCGCAGTATCTTTACTGGCATCCAGCTCGGTTTCTACGAACACTTTGGTGCTGTCGAAGGCCTGTCCGTTGTCCATAGTTCCCTTGCTGAACTTCATACCCATTACCTTGATCGTCGAACTGAATTTCATCATTGCTCCTTGGTATGGCCTACGCGAATCCGTTATCCCCATTGAGGCCGAAAGATGGGACGGTTTTAATAAATCGGACAAAGCTTGGAATGCCGAGGCCACTCCCCTCGCGGAAGCCTGGGAAGTGCTCGTGCGGTTCGACATGAACTGGCGGACGCTCGGTCTTTTCGCAGCTCATATGAGGCTTGAGGCGCTTCGGCAAAGCGTGTTCATCGTGGTTCGTTATCATGTCGAGTGCTTGTTGATCCCCGAACAGACCTCGCAGCACACGGATGTACTTGCCGAATTGGCGCTTCGTGATTTCGATGCAATCATCGACGGTGATCTGCGCAGCCTGCTTTTTAACTGACATACGCAATGGGGTATCGTTAGATACGAACTCGGAAAAACAGGGATAAGCACCGACGAAAAACGCGGTCGGATTGAGCAGCACATCCGGTTCAATGACGCTACTCGTGTTCTTGAATTCGATCTCGCAGCGGCACCATAGGGAAAGCTTGTCGCCCTCCTTCTTGCCCTTCTCATAGAAGCGACAATACTTGCTCGACTTTCGCTGTCCGACAGTGAGGGTGCGTCCTTTTCCACTAGGACGATGCCAATTTCCGTGACGTTGAATTTCAGGTGGACGTCCACCCTGCCGGAAACTGAAGCCACCATTCAACCATCGCGTTTCAGCCCAATCCACCGACAGGTATTTGCCTTCCAGATCGTCATGGGCGAGGTCTATTCGCGAAATTGAAGGACGGACCGCTGTCTTCTTCAGGAAGTCGTACAGCCTTTTTTCCCAACCTGCCACCGCGTTCATGCATCCAAGGCCAGTCAAGGTGATAAGCATCGTGGCACGCTGACCACCAAAGCATACGAACCCCATTTCATCCCCGAGTACCCACGACTCGCGATAGAAGTTCATCCCTTTTTCGCGCTTTGCGGTGATGCCGAAACCGAAAATCTTTTCCAGCTGGCGGCTAGCCTCTATGATGATTTGATCGTCAGAGACAAGATGCTCACGAGCGGTTTTGAACCAGGTATCTTCCAGAACAGTAAAGTTGATCCAGTCGATCACGCAGCCTTGATTTACAGCTGGTCGGCGAACGAGCATCGTTTTAACCTTGCCGCTATCGGTCAACACTAGTTGAACTTCGCCCAAGTCCTCATCGCACAAGCTTGCCCAGTTGCCGCTCTCGTTGCTTTCCAAGTTTTCCCCCATGTTATTAATGGGGGAGAACATTGCTTCGCTTACCTGTGCAATTTGCGGCACAAACCCTGTCTTTTCGGCCTCAGCGGCGGAACGCACAGACCGCGCTGGCGCGCAGCCTGCACGCTCCGCGCTCGCGTCCGACAATATGCCTATGCCGTAGAGCTGAGATTTGATTGCGCGAGCAGAACTGGTACCACCAGATGCATTTGCATAGTCTGTAGCGGCCCGCTCAAGCTGGCGGCGGATAAGGGAATGACGAACGGGCCTCATGCGGCGCCTCCGAGCCGAACGTACAAGCGTCTCCACTCACCAGTTGAATCCTGATCGGAATTTGCTTGTGCGGCCACAAGACCGATCAGAAGACAAAATTCGGGATAGTTAAGGGTGATGGATTTAACTTGTAGTTCTGGCGGAAGAATGGCGGGGCTTAACGGTGACACGCGACTTTGATGTTGACTCACAGCACGAACTCCTTGCGACCAAGTTCACGTTGAAGCGCGACAAGGTTGACCAGTCGACGGCGACCGAGTGTGACTGATGGGATGATTCCCCGATTGAGGTGTCCTAGAACTACGCCAGGCGGAAGTCCAACGACTTCAGCAAACTTTTCGAGCGTCATCACGCCTGCTGCACCATTCGGAACAATCCCTGCCATTCCGGCTGGCATACCCAGGCTCTCCGCTGTACTATTGATCCCCATTAGCACTCCTATTACCAATACAGGAAAATTGTTCTTTAAAACGGAAAGAAATTCCGTAAATGGAACTATAGTTCCACAATGAAAGGGTTGTCAAGTGTTCGAGAACATTTCGGACCGCATCCGTGCGGCTATTGAGGTGGAGATTCCTGACCGAAAGCGTGCTCTCGCGCTGGAAGAAGTCAGCGGAATAGCTGCTGAAACATGGCGAAAATTTTTAAGCGGTAAGCAAAACGCGACTGCGTCGATATTGGAATCCGTTTGTCAGCAATGGCCGCAATACGCCTTTTGGATCAGCACTGGCATCACGGATAGCAACTATGGACACGTTGCACCAAAGGCTGCATACGACAACGTGATCAACCGTCAGTTGTCGGAGCGGCCAGGTGCTCAGCTTTATTTCCGATTCAAAATGGCGTTACTTAAAGCACGGGAGCCGGAGAGTGAGCTTTCAATAGACGAAGTGATGCCGAAGCCGCATGAGGGGCACCACTCGACGCGCCGACAAATGGACCGTTGGAGTTCCGCCGAAGAACGCGACGCCTATTTCCAAGCCGGTCCGCGAGAGCAACTGCGAATAGAGATCGAGCACTTCCGCGATTCGTGGGAAAGGATGCAAGCCGATTACGACAAGCAACGTCCAAAACTCCGTACTTAGAAAGTAGGCATGACGATTAAGAAGGTGGAGAGCGGTTGGCTCGTAGATATTCAGCCAGGCGGAAGAGGGCATAAGCGAATCCGCAAGACAGTTCAGACAAAGGCGGAAGCTCTTCAGTTTGAAGCATGGGCAAAGACGCAAGTCACACAAAATGACGGATGGGTGAAGCCGAAGAAAAATATCACTAGGCTGTCCGAACTTATCGAACTATGGCAATCCCACCACGGCATCCAGTTGCGCCATACGCGGACTTACGGCACCCTACTGCGAGTCTGCGAAGCACTTGGTAACCCGATAGCTGAGCATCTGAAGTCTGAGCATTTTGCTGCATACCGTTCAGCCCGATTGGCTGAAGGGGTGACGGCCAACACGATCAACCGCGAGCACGCTTACCTTCGAGCTGTGTTTAACGAGCTGATTCGTCTTGGATTTTGGACCGAGAATAATCCGTTAGCGCGGCTTCGCCAATTTAAGATCGCAGAGCGAGAGCTGTCCTACCTCAACGACGATGAGATACGCTCGCTGCTGGCAGCATTGGAAGCACGCAAGGATCGTGATGCGCTTCTGATTACAAAACTTTGCCTGGCATCTGCCGCTAGATGGAACGAAGGTGAATCGCTGCGTATTTCTCAGCTTCACAGTGGCATGATTCACTTTACGCAAACGAAGACCGACAAGAACAGATCAGTCCCAATCGATGATGCACTTGTAGAGGAGATACGGGAATTCCATGGTGCAGGAAGTAGGGATGCTTCGGGCCGGATATTTAAAAGCTCGGTCGGCGCGTTTCGTATGGCTGTAAAGGAATCAGGGATCGAGCTGTTACCTGGCCAACTCACGCACGTCCTGCGGCACACGTTCGCAAGCCATTTCATGATGAATGGCGGGAATATCCTGACGCTGCAAAAGGTGCTTGGCCACTCCAGCCTGCAAACCACAATGATCTACGCCCACCTCAGCCCCGGACACCTTCAGGAAGCCAAAATGTTGAACCCGTTGACGCGGTTGACAGTTGGTTGACACTCGCCCAAAAACGAAGGGCTTACATTGCTGTAAGCCCTTGTTTTATATGGTGCCGACTGCCGGTTTCGAACTGGCCACCTGATGATTACAAATCAACTGCTCTACCAAATGAGCTAAGTCGGCGTAACTTGTACGGGGCGAATTATACGCTATTTGATACGGGTCAGCGTAGGGCGGCCGCCCTTTTTAGGTGGATCGGTATTGTCGCTCGGGGTCTCCGGCGCCTCGGCTTTGGCTTCGCTGACCGGTGGCGGCACCGCCGACAGGATCGGCGCGGCCGGTGCGTCTTCCACCGCTTCCGGCGCTGCTTCCGATGGCTGATCCAGCTGCGGCTCGAACGCCATGCCCTGGCCGTTTTCGTTGGCGTAAATGGCCATCACGTTATTCACCGGGATGTAGATTTCGCGCGACACGCCGCCAAAGCGGGCGTGGAAGCGGATGCTGTCGTTGTCCATCTTCAGGCCTGAGGTGGCGCCGAAGCTGATGTTGAGTACGATCTCGCCTTTTTTCACGTATTCCATCGGCACCGTGGTGGCGGCGTCGACCTTGACGGCGAGGTAGGGGGTGTAGCCACTGTCGGTGCACCACTCAT